GGTAGAAAATATTGGAAAAAAAGAAGTTACATTTTCCAAGGTTTTGTAGTTAACTCAACACTAGATGAAGAAACTACACCAGAGAATCCTATTCGTAGGTTTGTAATCAATCCATCAATTTATCAAATTATCAGATCAGCATTAATGAATCCTGATATGGAAGATCTTCCAACTGACACTACAAATGGTAGAGACTTTAAATTGACTAAAACACAAAAAGGTGGCTATGCTGATTATTCAACATCCACTTGGTCATTCAAAGCAAGATCATTAAGTGAAGCAGAACAAGGTGCAATAACGCAATATGGTTTACATAATTTAAGTGACTATATGCCTAAGAAACCATCTCAAGAAGAACTAAATGTAATTCAAGAGATGTTCAAAGCATCAGTTGATGGTGAATTGTATGATCCAGAAAGATTTGGACAGTATTATAAACCAGCTGGATTAAACACAGGATCTAAAGCTACAACTACTTCAGTGCCAGTAAGTGCACCTGTACAAGCAACGGCAACAACACAGCCAGCACCTGTACAAACAGAAGCAGTAGTACAACCAGCACCTGTGCAGGCTGAAGTTAAAGTTGCAGAAACAGTTACAGCATCAGTAAGTGAAGCTCCTGCTACGACAACAGCAACAGCACCAGCACCAGCGACAGCTACAACAAGTCAAAGTAAAGTATCAGCAGATGATATTTTATCAATGATTAGAAGTAGACAAGCTAACAAATAATTTATATAATATGTGCTGTGGGGTAACCCACAGCCATATTAACGAATAGGAGAAATTATGGTAAGACCGTTTGACGTTAGCAAATTTAGATCAGGGCTAACAAAAAGTATACAAGGTATATCTACAGGATTTGAATCAGATCCAGACACGTGGATATCAACAGGAAATTATACATTAAACTATTTGATCAGTGGTGACTTTAACAAAGGCGTACCACTAGGAAGAGTTACAATGTTTGCTGGAGAATCAGGTTCAGGTAAGAGTTTGATCGCTTCAGGTAACTTAATCAAGAATGCACAAGATCAAGGTATATTCTGTGTAGCAATAGATAGTGAAAATGCATTACACGAAGATTGGTTACAAGCACTAGGTGTAGATACATCAACTGAAAAGATGTTAAGAATCAATTGTTCAATGGTAGATGATGTTGCTAAAATTATTAGTGACTTCGTTATAAACTATAAAAAAGACTATGAAGGTAAAGACGACAAACCTAAAATATTGTTTATTATTGATAGTTTAGGTATGCTATTGACACCAACTGATAGAGACCAATTCCAAAAAGGTGAGATGAAAGGTGACTTAGGTAGAAAAGCCAAATCACTAACAGCACTTATTAGAAATACTGTAAACTTAATTGGTAGTGAAGGTATTGGATTAGTAGCAACAAACCACACATACGCATCACAAGATATGTTTGACCCAGATGATAAAGTATCAGGCGGACAAGGATTTATGTATGCAAGTTCTGTAGTAGTTGCTATGAGAAAACTAAAACTTAAAGAAGATGAAGATGGCAATAAGATAACAGACGTTATGGGTATACGATCGGCCTGTAAAGTAATGAAGTCAAGATTTAACAAACCTTTCGAAGCAGTACAAGTAAAAATTCCATATGAAAAAGGAATGGATCCGTATTCAGGGTTGGTTGAATTGTTTGAGAAAAAAGAATTACTTGTCAAACAAGGTAATAGATTAAAATATGTTGATAGATTCGGAAAAGAGCATTTGCACTACCGGAAACAATGGACTGGTGAACACCTGGATTTAGTTATGGCTGAGTTCCAAGAAAGCTTAGGTTCGGTAAACATAAATAAAACCAAACTAGAAACTATAGGAGCAAATGATGATGAATCACTCGGAGATAGCGATGCTACTTGAAGCTTGGAACAAAGTAGTAGAATATATTCCTCAAAAAGATAGATTGGAAGCCGCGAAAGCCTACGTAACATTATTAGATGAGTACGGCATCGAAGAACAAGATCTAGAAGAGTTCAAAGGGAGTGACGACTATTTAGAAACAGCAATATCAGACCATTACGAAGAATTAGAAGAGTATGACGATAATGATGATGATAATGAAGGTTCTGCGTACAATGAAGAGGACTATTAATGTCAGCTAAATGGTACGGACAGGTAACATCTAACCTTGGTAAGATACCTGATTGTATAGAACACTTTGAATACCAACTTGATGAAGCAAGAATTGAATGCGGGTTAACCGGAAACATTGAAAAGAATGCTTCTAAAGTACCAGGTATAGTTGAACATAGATTTAATCAATTACAAGAGATTGAAGCAATACTTGAATTTCTTAATATACAACTAAGAAAAATCAGAAGTAAACATTATAAAAAGTTTTTAGAAAATTATCAAAGAGCTTTAACATCAAATGATGTAAGGAACTATATTGACGGTGAAGATGACGTAGTTGATATGGCTAATTTAGTTAATGAATTTGCCTTGTTAAGAAATAAATTCTTAGGTTTGCTTAAAGCCATTGATGCCAAACAATTCCAGATTAATAACATCGTAAAATTAAGGGTAGCTGGGCTAGATGATGCAGAATTATTTGCAAAAAAATAGTCTTAGTTGTATAATAAGAAATGAATAAAACACTACTACACATTAAGGACGAAGTAAATGTCAAGTTTGAAAACTTGGATGTGTCTACACGTAGGAAAATTTCTGACAAATTAAAGTACTTCGTACCATACGCATATCATTTACCTGCTTACAAATTAGGTAGATGGGATGGAAACATACGTTTTTGTGACATTGGTGGAAGAACATATTTAAATTTGATTGATAAAATACTACCTATTATTGAAGATCAAGATTACACTATTGAGATTAAAGATGATAGGAAAGATTATGATTTAAAATTTGAATCAATTGATGAAGGTTATCTATCTGATATTAATTGGCCAAAGAACCATCCGGCCGCAGGAACGCCAATTGTATTGAGAGATTATCAAGTAAAAGTTATCAATGAGTTTATCAGCAATCCACAAAGTTTACAAGAAATAGCCACAGGTGCAGGTAAAACAATTATCACAGCGGCCTTATCTAAGATGTGTGAAAAGTATGGTAGAACTATTGTTATAGTACCTAATAAAAGTTTAGTAGGACAAACAGAACAAGATTATATTACTTGTGGCCTAGATGTTGGTGTATATTTTGGTGATAGGAAAGAGCTTGGTCATCAGCACACAATTTGTACTTGGCAAAGTTTAAATATTTTACATAAAAAAAGTAAAAAACAAGAAGCACCTTTTCCTATAGAAGAGTTTATAAAAGATGTAGTATGCATAATGGTAGATGAAGTACATATGGCAAAAGCAGATGTACTAAAAACATTATTAACAGGACCATTTGCACACGTACCAATGAGATGGGGACTAACTGGAACGATACCAAAAGAAGATTATGAAAAAGTAAGCTTGATAGCATCACTGGGCAAAGTGATAGGACAGTTGTCAGCAAGTGAACTACAAGAAAAAGGAGTACTAGCACAATGTCACGTTAACATCATACAAACCCAAGACTTTCAAACTTTTAGATCTTATCCAGAAGAGCTTACGTATCTTACAAGTTTCAAACCAAGAATGGTTTTTATGGCTAAATTGGTTGAAGAAATTAGAGCAGGTGGTAACACATTAATACTGGTTGATAGAATCAAAACTGGCGAAGCACTAAAAGAAGAAATACCTGGATCAGTTTTTATACAGGGTAAAACTAAACTAGAAGATAGAGAAGAAGAATATTCAGAAGTGGCTACAGAAAAATATAAAGTTATTATTGCAACATATGGAGTAGCGGCAGTAGGTATTAATTTACCAAGGATATTTAATTTGGTATTAGTGGAACCTGGAAAAAGTTTTGTAAGGGTTATTCAAAGTATTGGAAGAGGAATTAGAAAAGCAGAAGACAAAGATTATGTACAAATTTGGGATATAACGTCTAGTTGCAAATACTCAAAAAGACACTTAACGGCAAGAAAAAAGTTTTACAAAGACGCCAAATACCCGTATACTGTAAGCAAGGTAGGAATATAATGAAAATATTAACAACAGAAAATACATCATACAATTTAGACAAAGTTCCAGAAACAGCAGATGAAGTACAATATTGTGTGCTTGATACTAATAATCCAAAGAACATAGATTTCTTTTTTGTTCCATTGATTTTTATGGAAACATTCAATGCTCCAAGTATGATAATGGAAGTAGGAAAGAATACAGTTCAAATGCCAGTTGATTGGAGCGTCTTGATTGTTGAACGAGAATTAGGAATATGTGAAATGGTTCCATTGACAAGTTTAAATGACAGGGGTTTTGAAGTTTTAACAATTAATCCACTTACTCATAAGATGATACAATCCAAAGAAGTAAAAATTATAAACGTGTTCCAGGAAGTTAAATGGTATTTTCCAAAACTAAAACACGGACATATAATTGCTGTGCCATTAAGTGATAAGCCAAATTCACCTTGTGTGTTTTTTGCAAAAGATACAAATCAAATACCAGATCAATTTGATGCAGGAAATTTACTATAATGACGAAACCAAGTATTAATCTAAATCAAATGTTATATAGTATAGACATTGGTGCAAAGGACTGGTACGAGAATTTAGATAGTGAAATTAAAAAAACGTTTTCACCATACGTAGCTATGCGTTTTGCTAGTAGTATAAAAGCTAGTAAAATATTACAAGAAACATATATTCAAAATGTTAATGAATTCTGTAATAAAGACTTTTCAGTATTGCAAAAGCACGAAGCAGATAGTTTAATGTTCTGGAAGTTGCTTTGTTTATGTGGCATAGGTAAAAAAATGTTTCATCCTTGGATTAAAGCACCAAAAGGTAATAAAAGTAAAAAAACTAAAAAAGTAGAATTTCTACAATCACTATACCCAACTTACAAAAGTGATGAAATAGCTTTACTATCAAACATATTAGATAAAAATGATATTAAACAATTGGCTCGTGATGCCGGACTAGAAGATAAAGAAATTAAGTTATTAAAATGAAAGAACATCTAATGGTACAACAACAGGTCAAAAGTAAATGGCAACATATGGTTGGCGTTATGTGTTTAAATCTCACATATAGAAAACAAGTTAAAGAAGTATTACCAAAGTTATTCAAGAGATATCCTAATCCAAAAGCATATCTGCGTGGACATCTAAAGACACAACAAAATATGCTAAAGCCATTGGGTATGTGGTCAGTGAGAGCAAAACGATTGCGTAAGATGAGTGAACAGTTTCTCAGTTGGGATGGAGTAGAAGCAAGTGATCTACACGGTATAGGAAAATATGGTAGTGATAGCTATAAAATATTTTACAAGAATACAATACCAGATGATGTGCAAGATAAAGAATTAAAAAAGTATATAGAAAGATTATGAAAAGTTTATTAAAAATATGGCAGTACGCATTAGGATCATTTTCGGATGACAAAACTAAAGATTATGACAGGCAAGTTTTAATCATTAGAACATTTTGGGTAATATTGCATATTGTTACTTGTTTAATGATTATACTTGGTAATGCTCATATAATGGGGTGGTGGTAATGACGTATGAATGCAAATTTTGTAAGAAAAGTTTTACCAATGAAAGTACATTAGTTGCCCATCTCTGCGAACCAAAAAGAAGATGGAACAACAGGAATGATACAAACGTGCAATTGGCTTTAAGATGTTATCAGCACTTTTTTCGTATCAGCAGTACTACTATGAAAAACGAAAGAAATTATGAAGACTTTATGGAAAGCAAGTATTATACAGCATTTGTTAAATTTGCAAATTATGTAACTGGAGTTTATATTGCTAGTGTTGAACACTACATTGAATGGTTGCTAAAAAATAGAGAAAGAGTTGATAGATGGTCGAGTGATCAAGTGTATGAAAAATACATTAAAGAATTTAGCCATAGAGAAAGTGTCAGTTCAGCAACAGAAAGAACTATACTTTCAATTCAAAAATGGGCTGAAGATATTAATGCAGATTGGACTACTTTCTTCAACGAAGTGTCTTTGCCTCGAGCAATACATATGATCAGATCGGGTAAGATCAGTCCTTGGGTATTGTATAACAGTCAAGGCGGAATAGGTTTATTAGAAAAACTATCAGCTGAACAGATGACAATGATCGAAGATTATATTTC